TACCACGTCAGCGTCATCGGGCCGAACGGGCGCACCGTGTGGAACGACACCGCCGACGGCGCCACCCCGCACAAGGAGCAGTCGTGAGCAGCAACTACAGCGTCCTCTGCCTCTCCCACGACCCCGGCTTCAACCGGCCCGAGCAGGCCGAAGCCGCCATCGCTGACGGCGTCACCGACCACGCCGACTGCGACCTGATGATCGGCCGCTACTCGTACCCCCTCATCGAACTCGGCTGCCCCGCCACCCGAGGACGCTCAACACCCCCACGCGCGAACGGGATCACCTGCTGTCACGGCAGCACCGACTGGACCGACCGGGACTGGCTGTGGATCCTCGCCGCCGCCTACCAGTCACCGGACCCCGGCATGCGGGCGGCGGTCGAGAAGGGCCACACGCGGCAGTGTCTGCCGTGGGAGCGGCTGCGACGGTTGCGGAACGAACTCAACTTCACGATCAAGGAGGCCGCCCCGTGAGCGCTGCCCACATCGTTGTCATCGTCGCCGCGGTGGCCGTCATCGCCCTCTGCACGTGGGCGGCTCCCCGCCGCTACCACCTCCAGCGGTCGAAGTCCCAGCACCCCACGCCCCGAGTGCTCACCATCCCTGAGCCGATCACGAAGGCGGAGTACGAGGCGATCAAGGCCCGCTGGCAGGCCTTGTACGGCAGCAGCCGCAACGCGCACCAGGTGACGCCGCTCTGTGGGGGGCGCGACATCAATGAGTGGGCGTGCGCGCACCAGGCGGCGCCACTCTGCGAGGAGCACGACGTCATCGAGTGGGCGTGCGTCTTCAACCCGGGCACCGCCCGTATGGAGCACTACAAGCGTGCGAGGCCCGGCGCGCGGGTCGACTTCGCGGGGAGTTCGTGCGACGGCGCGAGGGACCCGCTACCCCACACCACGCCCGAGGAGACCACTTGACCGCCGAACAGAGCACGCACCCCGTCCCTGGCCTGTGTGTCGTATGCGTGATGCGGGTCTCCGAGTTCGAACACGTCGACGTCAAGGAACGGTTCGACAGCGTCCACGGGCAAGGCTGGCGGACAGTCGTCGGCGCAGAGATGCACGAACTCCTGCGCTGCTGGAGCCATGGGGAAGTGTGGGCTGACGCGGTGCGGGTCACGCACTCGATGCTGCCGGACGGTGAGGAGTTGCTGCCGATGCTGCCGGTCGTGCTGGTCGGCGATGTGGGCGCGTGCGCAAACCATGCAGGCGCTGTGCTGAGCGCGCGCCTCCGTGGCCGTACGAAGGAGGAGACCGGTGTCTGACCTGCATGGCTGGATTACCCAGCAGATCGACAAGGTGGAAGCCGCCGCGCGCGACGCCACCGAGGTCCCATGGTTCGCCGAGCACCCAGCGGGGAGCTGGGGCGACGACCCCGAGGCGCGGTTGATCGGCTCCGGCAAGATCCTCGCCACGTTCAGCAACGACTACAACGGGCACCTGAACGCCGACCACATTGCCCTGCACAACCCCGCCGCCGTGCTGCGTCGCTGCGCCGCCGACCGGAAGATCCTCGACATCCACGCACCCGCCGGCGGGAACTGGGAGCCGTACGCCTGCCTCGGCTGCGGCGACGACTCGGAGTACGGGGCGCTCGTCGAGCACACCAACGACTGCGAGACGCTGCTCGCCCTGGCGGAGGGGTACGGGCTCACCGAGGAGCAGCGCGCCGCGCTGGACCGGCCCGAGCCTGAGCGGCCTACGCCGACCGGGCCGTCGATGCTCCCTGACGGGCTCGCCGAAGCGATGTACGGGAACCTGATCGCCACGTTCGTCGGCACCCGCCCGGTGGAGCCGTCGCCGAAGGAGAAGGCCATCCGGATCCTGGCCCCGGAGTTGAAGAAGATCCCCGGCTACCTGCCCATCAGCGAGGAGCCCACGCCGTGAGCAACTACGCGTACGCCAGCGTCCCCGGCAACGACTCCGCGATCGTCGGCCCCGAAACCGTCAACGGCACCGGACAGGTCTACCTCCACGCCGACGACCTCTGCTTCCTCAGCAACGAGGAAGCCCGCGAACTGGGGCGCGTACTGATCGAGGCCGCCGACTACGCGAAGGCCGTGCAGAACGAGAAGGAGAACTGGCCGGGCGGAGGCTCACCCAAGTCCGTACTCGACGTCGCGTGGACGGACCCGCAGTGGCGTTCCGCTGGCCTGGACGTAACAGCGGGGTCGTAGGCGTGTAACAGTCGCGCCGTACACGCCGGTAACCCCCACCGCCACCGAAACAGTGCACGACATGCGAACCCGACACGCCACCACCACAGCAGTGTCCGCCGTCCTGCTGCTCACCGCCACCGCCTGCGGCGACCCCGAACCCGACACCAGCGACCAGATGGCAGCCGCCATGTGCCAAGAGTTCGTCAAGAAACGCCTCAAGTCCCCCGGCAGCGCCGACTTCCCCAGCAACACCGACACCACCACCGTCAGCGACAGCAAGCCCTGGAAGTACAAGGTCAACGCCTACGTGGACAGCCAGAACGGCTTCGGCGCGAAGGTCCGCAACGACTACGTGTGCACTATCAGCACAAAAGGCGACGGCAACTGGACCCTCAACGACCTCGACATGACCACCAACTGACCTAGCAGACCGTCCGGGCAGCCCCCACCCCGGGCGGCCGTTCTACTCCCAGCGGGCTACAACCGTGCCCCGGCAGCGCACGCCACCCTGACACAGCTGATAGCCGCCCGTCGCGTACGCCGCGTTCGCCGCTGCCAAGTCCTCGAACTCTGTGCCGTCAATGTCCTTACATGGGCCGCAGGTATTACGATCTCGCCTCTCGTCAGAGACATACACGGCCTTCGGTGCGGCCTCCAGCGTCGCCACCCGACCCGCGTTCTGCGCCCGATGCAACGCACCACCCAACTGATCCCGCCGGAACCAGTTCTTCAACCCCTTCAAAAATCCGACAACCCGCCCCGCAACACCCTCACCGTCCGCGCCCGGAACCATCAACCGCATCGCCTCACGCCCCGCCGACCCCGCAGCATCCGAACCCAGCAGTGTCGCAGTGGCCTGCGCGATCTCCACCAGCTCCGACCCGAACGCGTTCCGCAGCCTCTTCGACAACTGCGGCTTACGCACCTTCACACCCTGCTCAGCGGCCTCCGCCACCACCTGCCTGGCGCCCACCTCGGCCATCTCCGCCAGCGCGGCGCGCAGCACATCCGCCGCATCATCCGTGCTGACTGTCAGCTCGGCCAGCGCGGCCGGGTCTTTCTTGTCGACAGCCTTCTTGATCTGGGCGGCCAGCTCTTCGTACTGGGCGTCGGCGATGTCCTCCCACCGCTCCAGGAGTACTTCGAGTGCGTCTTCGAGTGGCTCGCGGACCTCTTCCGCGTCCGCTTCCTCGTCCCCGGCCGCGGCGACAGCAGGAGCAGCAGGGGGGAGTGCCAGCGGACGGCGGACGGCGGTGCGTGCCGTCACCTGCGGCGCGTGGTGGTGAATGTCCAGACGAGACACCGCAGCAGGCACAACAGGCGCGGCGGGCGCGGGTGGCAGGGAGCCCAGATCCGGCAACCCCAGATACTCCGCCGCCATTCGCGGATCAGCGCCGGCTTCGATGAGTGTCTTGTACGCCGTGGTCTTCGCTATGAGTTCAGCGTTGCGGGCCGCAGCGTCCGGGGGGACCGGGTCGTCGTAGTCGAACTCCAGACTGTCTGCGGTGGCCCGGCCGTAGAGGGGCAGCAGGTCGTTGTTGAGTGCCTGCTTCCAGCGTTCCAGGCGCGGCACGGTCAGCAGCTCGGCGAAGAGAACCTTGGATGCTTCGGCGGTGGCGCGGTTGACGTCGCCGACCTCACCGAGGACGAACGCGGGGACACCGAACGCCCGCATGATCTTTTCGTCGCTGGCCTTACCCAGCTCCACGAACTGCATGTCCCGCATCGTGTACTTACGCTCAACCCACTTCGCGCCGTGCTCGATGACGGCGATGCGGTGCGCGTTGGACACGCCCTGATGCTGCTCCTGCCAGCGGGCCGTCATCTCATTGAACTCGTCGTCCTGCAACTCGTTGGGGACTTCGATGATCCCGCCGGGCTCCGCGCTGTTGCGGAAAAAGTTACGGTTCCACTCCTCGGCGGCCTGCGCCGAGTCGAGGCTGACGAGGATCGTCTGCACCGCGCCCATGCCCCGGTACGGGTCCAGCGGGTTGGGGGTGCGCATGAAGATGACCTCGTTGAGCTTGAGGGGGATCTTCTCGCCCGACGGGCCCGTGTACTCGTACCTGCCGATGAAATCCGTCGGGTGCGGCACCGGCGCCATACGGTCCGGGCGCACCGGCCACAACTCCAACGGCATCGGGGACCGCGGATTGTAGGCGACCGTCAGCCAGCCCTCGCCCGTCAGATCGATGTGTTGCTGCCCGACCTCGACCAGTTCCTGACGGGTCATGAACGGGTTCGGATGGTTCCACACATCGAGCGCCGCATGCCGGGTGACCTCGACACGGTCCTCCTTCAACCCCGAGGCGGCTTTGCGGTAGAGCCGCCAGTTCACCTGCGCCGTCGCATTCGACGTGCGGTTGACGATGGAGAACAGCGTCCCGACGGAGCCCATGGCGCGCATCTGCGCCTCCTGCCCCATCGGCTGCACCCACGGCAACGACAGGGCCCGGGCAGCGGACACGAACGGCACCGGCGTCTTATTGCGCAGCAGCGAACCTAGTGGTGACCTCATCGCTTGGCCTCCTCGCCGGACAGAAACTCCAGCAGCAGCAGCGACGCACCCGCGCCGGCGAGGCCGGCCCCGGTGCCCCACACGGTCCAGGCGGACGCGGTGAGGCTGGAGAACCCGGCGACGGTGAGGACCGCGGTGCGGGCCGCGTTCAGTTTGGCGATGAGGCTGGCCATCGCTTACCTCCTAGTGGTGGGGCTGTCAGCATTGTCCCTGTTGGCTCGGGACCGTGGCCATCTCGTCATCACATCCACCTGACCCGCGCGCGGCCCACGCTGTAGAACGCGAGCAGCAGAGCATCCGCATTGTCCGGCGACCGGCCAAGCCGCTTCTTAGTCTCCGCCTTCGGCTCCACCACAGTCCGCCCCGCGCTGTCCGTCGTGTACTTCGGCGCCGTCAACTGTGACACCAGCCGCTCCCGATCCTTCTCCTCCAGCCCCGACATGTCCCACGCCAGATCCTCCGACAACTGCCGGCCCACCTCCCACCACAACTGCGACCGCAGATTCTTGAACCGGGCCGGATTCGACGACGCCTCCGACACGTTCACCCCCACCACCTGCGCCCGATGCAAGCCCTGCGACCGCTTCTCCCGCAGCGAACCGACCACGCCCCACCCAATCCCGATCGCATCCACCTTCACGATCGCGGCCTGAGACTGGTTGATCGCCTCCACGATCCGGGCCACAGACCTCACCGGATCCCGCTCACGGAACCGCCACTCCCGGCCCACCACCACACCACGCCGCTCGCGGATCACCGTCTCGTCACCGCCGGCACCCATATCGATCCCGAGCTCCACCGGCGTGAGCTGATCCGGCTGCCACGGGATGTCGCGCGGCCGGCAGCAGGCGCGGACTTTCGACAGGCGCACCACCCCGTCCTCCGCGTCCGACGGGAAATCCCCGAGCACCTTGGAGATGTAGGTGGGCGACTCCTCGCCGTACTCCAGGCGCATCTCCTCCGCGTACGCGTGGCTGACGAGCATCTCCCGCAGCTCGTCCGGGACTTCCTCGCCCGTGAAGTTGGGGGTGTCGAACGCGGAGATCTTGATGGTGTTCCAGCGTCCGCTCCCGCAGACGCGAGCGAACTCCGTGCCCGGGTCGTCCGGATTGCCGATAGCGAGAACGCGGCAGTGCTCGCCGGTGGCGATGGCGCGTGCCGCGGTCCAGAACTGCTTGTTCACGCCGCAGGCTTCGTCGAGGATGACGAGCACGTACTTCGCGTGGATGCCCTGGAAAGCGTGCGGGTTGTAGTCGGACGGTTTGCGGCCGAATGCGATCAGCCGCTTCCCCAGCTTCCAGTCCGTCTCATTGATCCGCCCCAGAAACGGACGGCCCCGCGCCTCGGCCTTCGTGAAGGCTCCGTTGATCTCAGACCACAGGATCGCCTTCACCTGGTCGCCCGTCGGAGCGGTGGTCACCACGCGGGCCTCGCCGGGCGGATGAATGTCCAGCCACCACGCCACCAACTGCGCAGCCAGAAACGATTTCCCGACCCCATGACAGCTCTGAACGGCCGTCTGCCGGTGGTCGCGTACCGACTCGGCGATCTGCACCTGCTTCGACCACAGGTGCACGCCCAGTCTCTCCGACGCCCAGCGGGCGGGCTGTGTGCCGTACGCGGTGGCGCGGCTGGCGAACTCGCGCTCGTCGACGGCGCCCTGTAGTTGGTCCCGCAGCTCCTTCAGTTGGCGGGTGTCGCCTGCGCGTACGAGCCGGCCGACTTGGGCACGGACCCGCGCGACGTCATCCGTCGGTGCTGTCATTGCCGACGGCGCGGTCGAGGAGGCTGATGATCTCGTCGCCGAGCTGCTGCGCGTCGACGCTCACGCGGGAGGGTGCGTCGAGGCCGGTGAGTTTCCGGAAGCTTTCGAGGCTGGCCCTTGCTTCGCGGATGGCGGCGAGTTTGGGCCCGTTGTCCTTGAGTGGCTGGCCGTCCTCGCCGGTGATGATCCTGCCGTGGGAGACGACGACGTGGTCCGCTTCGAGGACTTCGAGGGCGGCCTCGTAGAGGGTTTCCAGCCGCTCCATGTGCAGGGCGAGGAGCTGTTCGGCCGGCCCTTGAACGATTTCGCGGAGGGCGCGGCGGATGGCTTTGCGGCAGGTGCTCTTGTCGCCGTAGCCGAGCTCGGCGGCGATGGCTTCGAACGTCCATCCCTCGGCGCGGAGTTCGGCGGCTTGTGCGTCACGCTGCGCGGTTTCGGGGGTGCGGATGTATTG